GACTGGATGACGCCTGCCATTGATGGTGGTACACGGAATGCGCGAAGAATCTCTTCGACTGCGAACTGTCGTGATTGCAAGAATTGTGAATCGTCTGGTGCGACCGAAGTTGTTGTGTACTTCGCACCGCCGAACAGGATGCCTGGTCGGTGTGAGCGTCGCAAACCTTTGTGACCTTCTTCGAATCCGTCCACCAAAGTCTTTGCTTGTTCGCGGGTCAGATTACCTGGGAACTCGATGATGCCAGAAGTATGCGAACCTTGACCGAAGAATCGTGCAGCGAACTCTTCAAGAGCCTTCGATAGACCGAGGTTTTCTTTGATAAGTTCGATGCGTGAACGGCCACGAAGATCGCCAGGCAAACGCAACTCGGACAGATGAATCATGTCCTCATGCGGGATGACCTGCTTGTTGTCGAATACATAGATCAAACGGCGCGCTTCATCGCGTTTCACTTCAACCTTCAACGGGTTCAACACAGCCAAACCAGCGATACCTTGCGCGTCGCGAATGATGCGCGTGAACGAGTTACCGTTCAACAACATTGAAACAAGAACTTGTTGGAAGTGATCGGTGCGTGACACGCCGATCTCTGGTTGGTCAATCCAATCTGGTCGCGGTCGGAACGGTCGGCGATCACCATCAACACGAATAAACACATCGACCGGCAGAGTTGAGATAGAGTCCGAGATCAAACGGACACACGCATACACGGTTCCGATCTTCAGCGAATCTTCTTGCGTGACAATGGTGCCTGCGTTCGTCGTGAACTGGAATGCGTCACCTGCCGCGAACAAAGACTGGAACGAGACGGCTCTCTCTTCGCCTCTCGGGTTGAACAGTCTTGACAGCATTATCGGTTATCCACTTTCTTTGACCGCTCCCAAGCCAAGGTGAAGGCAAGCAGAGAAACGCCTACAAAGATTAGCCCAAGTGGAAGCGCAATGTAAAATATGCCGAGCGCAATCAAGAATACTGCAACCATTTCCAAAATAACAATCATCTATTCACTCCTAAACTACGAAGAATCCTGGTTGTTGAACTGTATCAGTTCGTCTCGTCGCTCTATCAACCGCCATCGCCAAGGCGATTGCCGCGTCAATTTTCCGTTTCGACTTACCTTTCGACAATCGCCAACCCATATCGGTTGACCGTTGCGCTGCCGACAACACCTGATCGGCGAACACTGGGTCGCCGTTGTGCGCAATCTTCTGGTTCACGATCATCTCGTAAAGAGTTCCGCAAGCAGGCACCATTCGTGCAGTCGACTGGCTGAACTCAACCATCGTGAACCCTTCATCGGACATCGCTTCGGCCGAGCGTTGAAAGAACGCCGGATCATAAGCGAACTCTTGCACCGTGAACTCGCGACCAAGTTCACGGATGTGTTGCTCGACTGCGGCCACATCCATCACACCACCATCAGGATGCCAGATCTTCGCACGAGTGACAATCCGACCAGACTCGAGCGGTTGTGCGACGACGACCGCAATCGAGTCGTGTTTCAATGCCATGTCAATACCAACAAACACAGGCAGGTTCGGATCAAGTTCATCTTCGCTTCGGCACAACTCCCAAGCACCCTTCGGCAACCACGACTCACCATCGGTGCGCACCCATTGATTCAACCGATATCGGCGGAACGCAACCTCAGCAGTTTGGTTCATGGATATCTCCATGTCATCCATGTCAAGAAGTCCTTCAGCCAAGTTCGGATTC